TTCTAATAATGCTTCTTGATAATCTAATGGGATAGGAGCCCAATCAGGAAATATACATTTATTTTCTTTAGGATAACCTGAAGCACATATCTCTTTTATTACTCCAGCATCACCTGATACAAGATAGTCTGGTGTAAAATCTCTATACAGAGCATTACAACCAAATGTTGTTCCTTCTAATTTTTCTAAATCAATACCTTTTCTAGAAGGACCGTTTCCTATTATCCAAGCTACTTTAGCCATATGCCTTTTAATATTATTTGTAATTTCTTATGTTCTAAATTTAAGAAAGGTGCTAAGTTCTCTAATCGTTTTCTTTCTTTTGGCCAAATGAAATCTTCTGATATCATCATATTATAATCTTTAAAGATATCAAATATTTTATCCGCTGCAATGATAGTAGAAGCACTGATTCGCCCACCAAGATATTCTCTTAATATATTAGAATGTTGTCCGTCTTTAATGCCTATACAAATATCTATTTGTTTGTACTTATCAAATAAGTATCTCATATCTTCTGTAACGGCATATGTTAATTGTTGTTTTGTTTTCTTGAATTCTTTATAGTTCTGTTCACACTCTACATCTAATAAATTTTTAACATAGAACTTTCCTTTAGAAAGATTAGCTACATAAAAATCTTGTAATTCTGTATGATACTTTCTAGCTAACTTAGCAAAATGATATTTGTCTTTTCTCTTGAGAAAAGTTTCTAACTTAACTGATGTCTTTCCAGCATATTTAAAATAGTCATAACTGTCTGTATTGAAATGATTGTTAATAGCTAGATATAAACAGTAGGCATCGTATCCTTCTCTACTTGTCATTAATACCACCTTTGGCGATTGTGTAATGTGTTATTGTTTAATTGATTGAGTTGTTCTCTACGAACAGCTTCTTTCTTTTTTCTTTGTCTTTTCTGTGCTGGCTTTTCGTAGTATTCTCTTTTTCTAACTTCTTGAATAATACCTGCTCTATCAACTTTCTTTTTAAATCGTCTTAACAGTTGATCAAAGGTTAATGGTTTGGGTTTTCTTTTCTTTTTATCAAAGTGTTTTCTTTGATGATAGGGTTTTTGTTTTTGTGGTCTCATATATCTAATTTTACATTTGATTCATCTTTTAAAAATCTTAAACTAACTGCTTCAGCTTTAATCTTTTCTTTTAGTGGTGGTGTAATTAATCCCTTAACTGAATCAGGTTCAAGGTGATTCTCTTGACAGAAATAAACTATCGCGTCTATATAACTTAACTTCTTCTCAATAACCAATTCTTCAACTGATGTCGTAAACTTCTTTTTAGTTAAGATCATATATCTATTATAACAGCTTTTCTTGATTTGTCAATGTTTGGAATTTACATACCATATTCATCTCTGTATTGTTGTCGTAAATCTATAAATTGATCTAACCAAGTTTTTGGTTCTTCAACAAATAATTGTGATTGACCTGTTTCTTCAACAGCTACAATAGTTACTATTCTTTCTATTGGTACACCATACATTTCTTCAAACATCTTAGCATATGCTGTTTCTTGTAAGAAGTAATTCTTTATCTTACTAGGTGACTTCGATTTAGTACTTGTCTTAAAATCAATTACAGACACCTTCCCTGCAAACTCTGCTATACAGTCAACTCTACCAGCTATCTCTAATTCATTACTATACATAGAACCTTCTAACATATAGATATCTCCTAGTTTAGATGTTAATTCTTTTGTCTGATTAAACATCATTAAATCTAATGGAGTTGCTGAAGCTATTCTTTCTTCTGTAAGTTTATTGTTTAAAAAATCTTCTTGAAGATGATGATATCTTGTTCCACGCATTGCAGCCTTTCTAGAAATCTTGTTAGCCTTTTCTTCACCAACAGCTTTCTTCCATTTAGCCAACCATACTCTATTCATCATACCTGTTACTGTTGTAACTGAAGGATAATGTTTTCCTTCTGGCGTTGTATAATATCTTTTTCCGTTTATGTTTTCTGTAGGTAATGAAACGGACTCATACCCTTCTAAATGATTAAACATCTTTGATCCCATGTTTTATAGCTACCTTGTCTGTTGCAACTTGTTTAGCTGTTCTACGATTGTGAGCTCTATCTACAGCACTGCCGGGATGTCCTTCACCTACTTTTTGTAATACTTCCTTGAACGGATGATTCTCTACTTTAGTAGCTCTACCACCTTTTGAACTAATAATATTGGGTGCACCAATTACTTGTTTCAAATTTGGATTTAAATTCTTGTATTCTTGAAGTTCAGAAAAAGTCATAAACACTTCGTGCTGTTCACCTGTCTCTTTATCTTCTAATGTATAAGTTGGCATCAATCTTTGATCTCTATATCTTCAAATTCCATTTTACCATCTTTAATAGTTACCCACTTCTCACCTTCTCTAACTGTATAACCAGGTTGTGCTGGTCTTTTAAAATTTTGTGGTTTTGAATCTAAAACATCAGGAATTTTATCCATCTTTTCTTTAATCTTTTCTTGAGCTCTTAAATCAGTTTTATTTAATCTATCTGAAAGTTCTCTAATATGTTCTCTTTCAGCTTTTAAATCTTCTAATGCAGAATCTCTATCAGCAATTAATTCTGATATTCTTATATGTGCACTGGCTAATTGACCTTGTAAATCTTTCATATTATCTTGTAAGACTTTTATTTCACCTTCTAAACTCATTATGGTTTCCTCTTACTTTCTGGCCTTCTATCTAAAAATAATCTCATAACACGCTGTTCATCTTTACTGAAATCATCTATTCTTTTAGGACCCCATACTGTTCCTACTCTAACACATTTGTTAGCAGTATTACAATACAAGTTCCATTCTTCATCAGTCATTTGTGTCTTATGAATCTTATCTTCTGTTTCTTTATATATTTCTCTCCCTAACTCAGCAAAAAACATTTCTGCTGGAGTTGGATCATAATATCCTCTTGGCTTACCTCGATACAAGTCATTCTTTCTCATTATCTTCCTTTGATTTTAATTTTTCTGTTAAATCCAAAACATTATCAGGAATCTTTCCACTATAGATTTCCTTCCCTTCTTGTTCTGCTGTATCTTCATCTTCAATATCAGGAAAGTCTATTCCTGATTTCTTAGCAGCTATTAAGTCTATAGATAATAAATCTTTACCCATTAACTCAGCTGCAATGTTCCCTGTTGGTGAATGGAGAATTAAATTATCTAATCCATCTGCATTCTTAAAATAACTATCAATCATTAATGCGAATTGAACAGCCGCTTTATAAACTTCGTGATCTGGCCATGACATTTCTCTAACAATCGTATCACCATCTTCTGCGAATACTAATGATACTGTCTTATTCTTTTTTAAATGAATAATTGCATCACCTTCTAATATCTCTACATCAAATTTTTTTCTTTTTACCATCTTCTTCTCGTACATGCTTCATAAAATTATTGTATCCTGTATCATCAAGATACGGGATTTTAATTCCATCTGTATTTTTATATTTGTTTTCTCGTAGATATTCAAGCATATATCGACTCCCTTCGGCTTCTCCTTTTTTCCAAGAACTCCGAACGGCTACTAGTATAAGTAGGATATATGCTGCACCTTCAATTAGGCTTTGTGATATTTCGCTCATTGTGTAACATTATATAATAAGTGTACCTGTGGTTACAAGGTTTATATTATGTTCTTGTAACTTTTTGTATTCTGTCAATTTGTGAAGTTATGATAGCCTTTCTATTTGGCCAATAGATATATTCTTTATCTTCATTCTTCATTAAGTTTTGAAGTAATGGAAGAATAAGTTTTTCACATTCTATTAATCTATCTTTATAATCCAATTCTTTTTTAGTATCAATTGCTACTAGATTGTCCTTATGATCGTCAAGTTCACCTAGTGCATTACTAATTAATTTCTGTAGTAAATCAACTTTAGAGTCTAGAGCTTCTATCTGTGCTGAGTTGGCTTGTCCTGCAGATGATGCTGCAACAGCTTTTAATTGTTCAGCGACCTCTTCACCAATACCAGCTTGCTCGCCAGTTTTAGTTACAAGTTCTTCTTGATCAACAGCTGTAAAACCAAAATCGTTTATTTCACTCATTTGTTATTGCTCTCTTTACTATTTTAATACCTCGCCTTGTTAATTCGTTTCTAATCTTCTGTTTAACTTTAGGTTTAGTATTGTCTTTGTTTAATTCTTCAAATAATTCTTTTTGGGATATTGTCTTAATATAATAATGTTCAGCTTCCCAACGATTTGTTGGTCTACCAGTTTCAGGGTTTTTAATCCATCGTTTTCCACTCTCTTTTAATTTAGTTGGCATGTCATTATTTTTATGAAAAGATCAAGGGGTGTTAGTTCGCCATCAAATTGGCACAATCTTAATACTTCACTCCCCTCTCACTTATAAGCTTATTCGTCAGAGTCAGTATCTACAGCTGGTGCTTCATTAACAACTGGTGCTTCAACAGCGGCCGGAGCCTCTGCATCACCTTGTTGTTCACGAATTTCAGCTAAGAAAGTTTCCCTTAAGCGACCAACACCAGCTAGTTCTTCTCCTCTAAACGCGCCTCTTTGTGAGCACACATCTATAATAGATACTACACCTGCTAAGTCTTGAGCGGTTACTATTTTCACTTCCATAATATTACTCCCATAATATATTATTTAAATCGTAGAATTTATTTCTACTATTATATTTTCTCACCGCTTTGCAATTTTGTCAAGGTTTTTTTCCTATTAAAATGTTGCATGCGACGCCTTCTCTGCATCTTTTTTAACTTGTCAGAAAATCTTCTTTTTCTCACGCTGGAAATCTAGATACAGTTACTGCTTTATCTGGAACATTAGAATCAACCTCTTTCGCTACTGGAGTTTCGATTGATACTTCTGTTGTATATCCAGATTGGAGTCCTGTTCCTTTCCATGTGGAAGAATCAGCATCCCAGTAAAACTCTATGACTTCATTTTTAAATGGGTCTAACATTTTAAGTAATCCACCATATGGATCATACTGTCTTATCTCTGCTACTAATGATTTACCATTAGCATCTTTATAAAAGACAGTTCTTTCTTCTTCTGTTAGTCCTAATTTATTTAAAGTCATACTAGTATTTATTCAGTTAGTGTGTTTGAAACAGGTAACCAATCAGGAAAAGTTTCAAGCATTAATGCTCTTGTCATTCCTTTGTATGGTATCTTCTTGCCTACTACAGACATAAGAAGCTTGGCTTCTGATTCATGTACTGACCTAAGGATATTTAAATAAATATCTTCTCTTTTAGATTGTTTCATTTCAGGTCCACCTTTTACAAGATACTGAAATTGCCTATGTGCTCTTATCAATCTATCGTCAGCTAAATCAACTGCCGGCACATCAGAAAACTGTACACCTTCTGGTAATGGTCCATCAGGGACTAACCAAACGATCGCAGGATGATATGCTCCTTTAATGATAAGTTCCATATCTTTTCTAAATTTATATTGAGATAGAAAATCTACTTTGTCCTTTTTGCTTTTAAGTTTAGATGCTTCCGAAAGAATTTCGGCGACTGATGCATCCTTAACCATTTGTGGTAATGCCATAATTAAATCACCTTTAGTATTATCATATTGTTATTAATTCGACCAGTTACTTTACTGGCCTTTGAATTTATTTCATTCATACTCTTATTTAGTACTATTTTACCCCCGCCTAAAATTCGATCCAAGAAATGTGTTGTTTTAGCACCTAGTTTCTTGACTTGAGATTTATCTACTGAAAAATTTTGTATTGTTGTTCCCTTAACATCTAGTCCAGCACGATCCATTGCATGATAGTAGCTCAACTGATTTGTCTTTGTATTGAAAAAGAATACCATTTCAGCTCCTATAATCTCAGCAGGGTCTATAGATGTTATTTTATTATCTACATCTTCATCTAAAAATTGTAAGTTCTTTACTTTGTCTGTTGCTGATAACTGTTTAGCCTTCTTGGCTTTCCGTACAGGTTTATGATTCTCTGCATAGCGTAAACTGTCTGTTTGAATTCTTGTAACAAAATTAATGAAATCACTCTTTTCACTTTTAGCTAAATGACTATAAGCTTCTTTTAATTGTTTAGATTTTCCATCACGAGCTTCTTTAACTTCATCTATTATTTCTTGATATTGTTCTGGTATCTTCTTTGCAACTGTAGCAGATATACCTAGACCAGAAAGATACTTATACATATCGAATGGTTCTACATCCCATACATCTATCGCATGATCTACTTCACCTAATATAGACTGAACTTTAGCATCTATATTTTCTTGAACTGTTTTTCTTTTCTTGACTACTTTATTTGTGTCTACTAGCTCAGCACCCAAATACATATTATAAAGATTGTGTGCTTTCTTATTCCAGTTTTTTAATTCTTCGTGAACATAAGCTTGTACATATGCATTGCCTGTTATTCCTTCTGGAAGAGGTTCATTCTTTGTATCTACTTGAGGAAACTTAACTCCATTCTCTAGACCACAAATGAATGCAGCCATAGTTCCAGGTATATACATCTTTGAAAACTTACTAGCGTTCTTATACTTAAACTTTTTAGCATAAGAGATTATGACCTGATTTACTTTCTTGCGGTCATACATATAATTATACCAGCCAAAGAAGTCATGCCAACTCTTATCTTCAAAATAATCTGCACTAGGTTCTAACCCATAATGCATTTCGTCAATAGACTTAACCTCAGCTCGTGTCTTTCGAACTGTTCTTTTCTTTGTCTTTGTTGTTTTTCGTTTCGCCATATAAATTTATTTAGTCATAAAAAGATTTTAATTTACTTTTTTTCTGTACACCCACCATAATCTTTCGTGATAATAATAAGCAATCGTCTTAACTATGCTGTCTATTGTCATTATAGTTCCTGCTATTTGCCAACTACCTGTAACGCCAAAGCTTATTATTCCAGTTACACCGATGGAAAAAACTCTCCATGTGATTGCCTTAATTAATGATAATCGGCGACTACTATTTTTCATTGTCTATAAAATATGTGTTCCTCAATTTGTACTATCTTGTCTAAAGTATCTGCCCAATTAGGATTTACTTTAGTACTATGGTAATGTGTAGCACCTTCTGTAATATCTAAAGGTCTATCTTCCATGAAATCTACAGCTAAGTAGAATGCTTCTTCATAAGAAAAGCCCCATGTTTCTTTAGGTTCATCTGACTTGCCATCACAATACCAACTAAACTGACATGAATGTAAATCAATTCTTCCACTAGGATAGAATTTAGTTTGTTTAACTACATTACATATTGTATTAGGATATCTATTATGGTCAACTCTATTAAACACAACTTGTGCAACAGCTACCTTTCCTAGTAATGGTTGATTGCGTGCTTCCCAATAAATGTTTGATGCTAAACAATGATAATCATTATTTAGATCATAAGGAAAATTGTGAAATCTTATCTCTTTAACTATTTCGTTTGTTTCAACTACAGCTTCTTTAACTTCTCCTAAATCTGATAGAATTATTAATTCCATTGTCATTAAGAAAACTACTCCACCTAAAATAAACGCTTTGATGAAATTTTTAATCATGTGTATTTATTTATAACTTATTTAATTTGTTAAACCCATTATAACTCCATATAATAGAATTGTAGTGGCTACAGTATTAAGAATTATTAAGGATCTATCTTTCCACATAACTCCTACACATAACCAACCAAACGCTCCAATGCATGAAAGAGTTAAATCAAGAAACATATATTCTTGAGTTGTTCTTAACATCATTCCAACTATTAGTATAAATGAAGCTATCCATTTTATATACCAATCTGCTGTTTGAGTTTTGTGCTTTTTAATCATACTATATATTATAAAGGGCGAGAGAAGTCAGTACAGTTAGGGAATTTCACTTTCACAGTATATATCATTACAAAACCCAATTTACCAAATACCACTCGGGACTCCTCTCTAAACTTTTAAAATAATCTCTTTTGTTTTGATGTAGGAAAATTCTTTTCCCTAGCATCTTTTAACCATGCATTATATTCTGGTGTAGAAACAATATTTGTTCCTAACTCTTTGTCGTAGTGAACATCAAGTTCATCTGCTTTAGCATGTGTGATCCAA